CCAAGAAAGTCTGAAAGTAGTTGTTGGAGTTTTTCTAAACTCTGATTATTCATTTTTATCCTTTTTGATTAAACCAAATTGTTTTAATAGTGGTTGCAATTCTTCATCAGTTTTAATTATTGAAACTATTTTTTCTCTTATTAGCTTTAGATGTTCCCTAACAGTATTGGGATGTTCATTGATTTTTAATGATATATCGCTGGACCTTTTGCCATCTACATACCTCCATTTTATCAGCTGCCTCTCCTGTATTGTCAACTTATCGAAAGGAGGAAAATTATTTTCTCCAACTACCCAAGCTTCATCAATATCCTCTGCAGACAAAATTGATTCTAAAGAATACTCTCTAGGTTCTGCCTTAAATCCTGTTTCAAAATTTTCACTTTCCGGGTCAGTGTCTGCGTCATCATCTATTAGTGGAAACGTTTTTCTTCCTAGCTGATCTATTAAAAATGTATCAACGTTTTTCTTCAGCAAATAAAAAAAGTAGCTATACAAGAATCCGGCTAAAAGGTATTGGCCCCTTAGCTGACTCCTTCTTTTCGTACCTGGCAATGCATTGAAAGAATGTCGTGTCTATCGTTTGGCGTATATCTTCTTCGTCTCCATATCTTTTGGCCATGTAAACTATGCCGGCCCATTATTTCTGATACATCTTTATGATCTTTTTTTACTAGTTTATTTTTCATTAATGCCATACGAGTATAGGGGTTTTTAACAAACAACCCAATAAACCTTCTTATGTCATAGTCAGCTAGATTATATCTGCCATGGTATATCAATGCTACGTACTTGCTTAAAAAATTATTAAAAACTTTTAACAACTCCTGCTTTGCGGCGTGGCTTCCAGACTTGGATTGAGCTATTAGCTCTTGCATTTCATTTTCTTCTAGATTATAATATTGTTCTTTATAAGCGGCCATTATTTTCCTTCCCAGTAAATTATATTTTCTGAGTATTCTGATCTTATGTCTTCGTAGTAAACTATATTAGGTACACCTAATTCGTTTAAGAATTCAACAGCGTCCTTAGCGTACTTGCTGATAATGCACGTGAACTTTTCAAATTCTTTTGGATAATATCTTTTAAACCTTTTTATTTTTGTTTTACTTTTTGGGTCTAAGTACCCTTTCATCTCAACCCATTCATCAGTTGCACATAAATAAAAGTCGGGCGTATAACCTTTAACTCCTTTTTTAATTGGAAAAGAAAAAACAGTAGGTTCAAATTCATGTTTAATTTTATATGCATTTAAGATGCGTACAAAATTAGCTTCCCAATTAGATCTTACATTTAAATCAATATCTTTTCTGTATCCAGTTTTGGTATGCTTGTAAGCATTACCTGTCCTCGTAGGTTTCTTAACCTCATCCGAGATTATTTCTTCCGCAATTTTATTGCCGTTAATCTTTTTAAAATTTGGATGGTTTTTCATTTTTGATCTAGAAATAAAAAAGTCTGCGGACTTGACAACGATGCTCTTAACCATGTAACCTCTACTCTGTTATATCCACTAAGTATATTATACTTTAAATAAATGTAAAAAACAAGCAGCTTTAAAGTTGCAAAACCACAGAGGAATAGGTAGAATACAATTATGACAAATACAACAACAACAAGAACCCTATTGGACAGCATGCACCAGGCAGCTAATGAAGAGGCGATTGATGCCTTGGTTAATAACTACGGTTTTAACCACGAAACAGCTATCAAGCTCGTAACTGAGTTTGACGGCAATGACTTCGAACTTAGCTCTGAAGCTTCTTTCTAATAGTTAAATATAAAAACCCCCCCGTTGGTATATCCAGCGGGGGGGTTTTTTGTATACCTAATAAAGCTTTATGCGCTCCAATGATTCTTTTTATTTCTAAACACACCAACGCCACATTCGCCAGACTTAGCGTGATCACAGTATGAGCAGGCTCTTACGTTGCTCGTAGCCGCAAAAGAATTGTCATTGACTATATCTTTAATTAAAGACAACAATCTTACCTTCACATCTTCCAGATCTTCTTTAGTAAAGAGGTGACCTTTTCTTTTGCCAGATCTTAGGTAATGTAGCTCGGCATAGATTTCTTTTTCTGGCATCATTATAGATGCAGCTAACGCATAGATCCCTAGCTGTAGGTTTTGCGCTATACCCTTTTGGGTGACTTCCCATTTGCCAGTTTTATAGTCAATAATATTGACTCTGTCTCCGACGACATCTATTCTATCTATATAGCCTATCATTGAATAGTTACCTATAATAAAACTAAAGGCATGTTCTTTATCGTATACGTCAAAGGTTGTGTCTAAGTTTTGATCGTAAAATTCATTTATAAGATTTCTTCCAACAGAAATTAATTCCTGAGATATTTTATTATCTGGATCTAACTTTTGTTTACTTACTTCAAACTCATCAACCATCTCTTGATGGTCTAGTGGCTTTTCTTTATCAACTACTTTTTCTAATACTGCGTGGACTATATTCCCGAAGCGTTGCGGCTTCTCCAAATAATCTAGGTTCTTTTTGTATATAAGAATAAAAATATTTTGATGGGCACTGCGCGTAAGTATCTAACCTTGAGTAGGAAAAATCCAAGAGCGATAGCTTTTGTAGCGGATCTAAGTCTTCTATTTTTTTTATAGCTATTGACATTTATTAATCTTCCGTGTTATGTTCTGTGACAAGCAATCCGTTTGGATCATATTCTTTACCGTCTTCATCTATCGTGTGACCAGTTTTAACATTGATATATCTATCATGCCCAACTGAAACCCAACCGGTCTCACCCATCTCCATAAAATCACCTTCAATATAAGGCCAAGGCATAGCAGTCTCCTATTCTACAGATATAACTGTATTGTTTATTGAGTCTATATTAAAATAGTAATTTAGTAAACCGTATATATCACGTAGCTCTGCCTTAGAGGCGTTAAATCCTACCATGCCAAGCTGGATAAAAAAAGTTTCATCAAACCCAGGTAGGGCCTCATACTCTATGATCTGTGCATCGTTGAGCAGCATTCTTCCATTTTCATTCTTAAACATTTAATCCTCATCTACTATTGTTATAGGGTTCCATGTTGGGTCATTCATCTTTTCTCTCATATCTGAGACGTATGAATCCCAATCTCGTTCATCTTCTGATTTTTTTTCATATGTTACTTTTGCTTTAAAAGGATTGCTTTTAAATTTTACTATAAAACTTTTTCCACCATTCTTAGGCGTCCAACGAAGATTGCCATTCTTGCAATCGCAATAATCATCATTGTTTATATCTATCATCCCCTTTGGGTCAAATCTACCACTGCAACCATTACACGCTGTATAGCGTCCTTTGTCAGCGCACCTACTGCACGATGAACAGTACGACCAACATGGTCTTTCTGCGGGGTTCTTATAGCTTCCTGGCAGGGCCATTTATATCTCCAATTCTAATATTTTATTAAGAGAATCCACAATTTTTCCTGATGCAAGTATATCAAATTTGTAAACAAATTTTCGATTATTATCAATAATTTCTAAAAATACTGGTCTGTTTCCTTTATTGCTAGAAACCAAATCATATATCTTTTCGAAGGTACCCTGTGACAAACCGTCTTTAACAGTTAAGGATATTGGTTTGCCACCGGAAAATATTTTAGAATCTATTTTTTCAGATGAATTATAAAACAATTTAACAACAGAATTCTCATCGTCATTCTCTCTGTTTAAAAATGCGCTTATTACAAATATATCTCCAGAGTTAAAATAATCGTCACTTATATCTTTTGCATTTTTAGGAAAGATTATAACTTCTATGCTAGAGCTGATGTCTTCTATTTCTAGCTTGTACATCTTTTGACCTTTTTTAGTGGTCATCTTTTTATTTGACACTATAATGCCACCAACCTTAACTGCTGTTCCACCTGGGCAGTCTGAAAGGTCTATTACTTCGTGAGTAATTTGATTCTTAAGTATATCCCAGATACCAAGAACTGGATGGTTGGTTACATAAATTCCTAGTTGTTCTCTCTCTTTTTCTAGAACTTCTAATTCTATTCTTCTGCTCAATTCCATATTCTGATCTTCAACTAATTCATCTAAGGCCCCAGAAAAACCTAAATTTTCTAAAGTAGATTTCTTTAACACCGATGGATCACATCTTCTATAAAAATCATACAGAGAGGTATACGGCTTATCTTGGTCTCTGCAGTTGACTATAGAGTCTGCGATAGACAAGCCGATCCCATCTATAGCTGATAGACCAAAAATTATAGAGTTTGTATTAACTACTTCAAAATCAACCCCAGAATAATTTACTGAAGGAGGAAGAACTTCTAGGTTTAACTTTCTACAGTCTGAAAGATACACAGCCTGCTTATCTTTATTGCCAACTACCGAGGTCATTAAAGCCGCCATATACTCAACCGTGTAATTAGCCTTTAGGTATGCAGTTGTGTAGGAGATCATTGCGTAACTTGCAGCGTGTGCTCTATTGAAACCATAACCACCGAAGTATTCGATGTCCGAATAAATCTTATTTGCTTTATCATCAGTTATATCAGAAACTTTTACGCAGCCTTCTACAAACTTTTTTCTGAATAAAGAAATCTTGTCCATTTGCTTTTTACCAATGGCTTTACGCAAGTCGTCTGCTTCAGCGGAACTAAACCCAGCAAGCTCTCTAGCAACACCAAGCACGTCTTCCTGGTATAACATGATACCAAGTGACGGTCCCAAGACTTTTTCAAGCTTAGGATGATCATATGATACTCTGGACTTTCCATTTTTTCTGTCTATATAAAGCTTATCCATCCCAGATCCCATTGGGCCAGGTCTGTACAAGGATATCAAAGCCATTATGTCTTCTATGTTTTGCGGCTGCATTTGGACCATCAACTGTCTCATGCCAGAAGATTCTAACTGGAACACTCCAGCTGAATTTCCCTTACATAATTCTTCATAAGTTTTTGGGTCATCTAGTGGGATAAATTCTATGTCGATAACTTCTTTTGTGTTTTTTTCTATAAGTTTTAAACATGAATCTATGACACCAAGGTTTCTTAAACCCAGGAAGTCAATTTTTAATAGGCCACACTGTTCTACTCTACCCATATCCCACTGTGTGACTAGTGGAGCATCAGCGCCCTTCTTCATCACAGGTAGATAGTCAGTCAAGGGACCCTTAGATATAACCACACCAGCTGCGTGTATGCCAGTCTGTCTGACTAAACCCTCTAGCCCAATAGCGGTGTCCACTATAAGTTTTGAATCACTATTTAAAGTGTACTCTGTTTTAAACTCCTGGACTTCCATGCACTCTGCTAGATTTTTTGATATCCCCAAGATAGGAGCAGGAACAAGTTTCGCTATTTTATCCCCAGATATAAAATCGTAACCCAAAGCTCTGGCTGCATCGCGCAAAGATTGTCTGGCGCCAGTTCTATTGAATGTGCATATGTGTGCGACTCTATCATCGCCATATTTAGTTCTTGCATATTCGATAACTCTATCTCTGTGTCTATCGTCAAAGTCAAGGTCGATGTCGGGCATTGACTTTCTTCCCTCAACCAAAAATCTTTCAAACATCAAACCAAATCTAATTGGATCTAGATTAGTAATATCAAATGCATAGGATAGAACGCTGCCAGCCGCAGATCCTCTACCCCATCCAACTCTTATATGATTATCCTTCGCCCACTTAACTAAATCAGAAACTACCAAGAAGT